TTGGGGTTAAGACGATCTACAAGTACCTTCCAGTGGCCCCTAAGTTGTAATTCCATTTCACATATAGCAACAGGTGTGCCCGTGATTTATCGCGCCGGAATGGCCGCATTTATCGCGCGGCGCATCACGATATACCGGCTGCCGTAGATGCGAGCGCCACAGCGGGCGCGTGTGCCGCCATCAGCGCCAGTAAATGCATTCAGAACGGCTGTTTTAATCTGCGCGTTGATATCAGACGGAAGCCCATCGTTCTGTTCATACTCGACTTTGATATGAACGTTCACCGCGTTCAGGGACTGCCATTTGTAGCCGTAGCGCGGATAAGGCGGGTCATAGTTTTCGGTGTCGTAAACGCTCGCCGTGGTGTTGCCGTTCATAACGGTGCCGGGCGGCAGCTTTTTGTTGATGGCTGCGGCTATGTCAGCAGAAGCACCACCGTACACGCCGATATAAATAGAGCTCGCCAGCAGCGTGTAATTCGTGGAACCTTCAGTGACAGGGTTAGGCTCTTTGTTGTCGATGACGTAAGCATCAAGGACGCCCTCAACTTCCAGGATGGCGGCCCTTACGGCGGCAGCAGTATTGAAGGCGTTACGCGCGACAGACTGGCGGCGGCGATACTCGAACGCAGAGCGCCCCTCAACGTCCGTACCAAGCACCCCTGCCGTTTCATTGGTGATACTCGACCAGCCGCTTACCGCGACGTAGATATTCGTCAGTGAGCCAATCGGGCAGGCTATCGCGCCGGCAGTCAGGTTCTGGAACTCAATCTTTACCGTGCCATCTGCGCCGATAGTGCCAGCCGCCAGAGACACATACATGTATCCGTTATCATCAGTGGCGTATGACTGCGCCGGGATAACTGTCCCTACAGCGCCTGAGCATGTCGCCGTAACCACCGTGCCAGCCGCAGCAATGCGGTCGATAAAGTAGATGCGTCCTATGCCATCCTGAAATCTGCCGGATGCAAAATCCGGATTCATGTTGTTGACGATAGCCAGAAGCTGATCGTTCTTGTCTGCGATAATGGCTGTATCAGTGACAGCCAGTTGCCCTTGCGGGGTTTTGAGGTTAGCACTCAGAGCGGTGCCGAATGCAGAGCCCATGTCTGCCTGGCGTCCGGCGAGGATATCGCCCTCATCGGGGACATCCAGGCCAGTTAATGAGAATGTGACAGCGGGAACCGCTGTTGAAACTGTCGTCATTTTTCCCTCACAGGGCGATTTTTGAAATGAGTCCGTTGGTGTCGACTATGGTGATTACGCCAGTGGCGCGTCGGGTGTCGCGGTCGTTAACCAGGGTGGCTTCAGCCTGGGCGATGTAGTTCATCCTGAGTGCTTCAACCTGAAGCGCGGCCGCCATTGCTCCAGTGCTGGCTTTGACGTTCAGCAGCTCTTTGTAATTAACGCCGGTGTCCTTCTCGTAAATGCACTCACCACGAATAGCCAGACATGCGGTCGCTACGTCCTGAGCGCAGGCGTAGGGGTTATCTACGGTGGCGATGTTTCCAAGCTCGTCGACAATGAGGTCCCAGGTGTCTACATCCAGCAGGAGAGAGGTTGTTTTCATGGATGAATAACCATTGGTTAAATGTCAGGATTTAATAAATCGTTTGCCCTGGGTATGTTGCTTTAAACAACTTTGAGAGGCTCTCCATGGACATCAAAATCACCTGCCAGGAGTGCGGCAGCGAACGTATCAAAACGGCCGCCGAAGTCCGCACACTGGACGACCTTGAGGGTGCCATCTGCGCCGACTGTGGAAGAGAAATCAGTAAGGATGATGTCGTTAGCCAGGCGAGACAGTTCGCTATCGACTCGCTCAGAAATTCCATCGGGAAATCGTGATTTAAGCTCGCCGGTGATGGCTCGAATTTTCTCGCCTATGCGAGAGGTGTCGATTGACAGGGTCATGAACATGATTTACTCCCATAAAAAAACCCCGCCGGAGCGAGGTTTGTGATTCTCTGTTTACAGAAAGAAAAAACCCACCTGATGGTGGGCTTTTTTTCAACTCTTTAGTGCTCCAAAAAGTATCGCTGTTACTACGATTCCACCTATAAGCATCAGAACCCTCTCCCACGCTATCTGAGTGCCGGTATACTTCGGTTTCGGCTCATCCATGGGCATTATCTCACTACCACAATGCTTACACTTTGTAGCCTGATATTTAACAGGCTCTGCGCAGTATGGGCAATCCCTCATGGGGCTCGAGGAATCGGTAGTGACAGCACCAGGGGAATTAAGCGAGGGGACGAAAAGAACGTGAATAATTGCGACGATAAAAAGCAAGAATCCATAGAGCCACCAACCGCCGAAAGAACGCCCCTTACCCTGAGCAATGAAGGCTGGGATTAGCCCAAGAAGCGCAGCAACAACCAAAAAAGACATTTTCACTTCCTTTTACGATGCCAGTTTATTTCTATCATAGTTTTTACTTGATACTGTTGTTCAGATTTTTCAGTCTATCGCATGCTGCATCATCAAGCTTGCTTTGATAAGGCCCTATATTATTGCAAGCATCCATGAGCGTTTTCACTGCATATCTGGCGTAGTTTCCTCCATCTTTACGCATCAGACCGCTACTTCTTCCGGCGATATCATTGGAACCCTCGGTATATGCTTCAGATGAGGCGATCTGAAATGCTTTATCTTTAATGGCCAGCCTAATCTCAATATCATCATTTATTACTTTGTTTTTATTGAAAAATTCGTCAAGCGTCTCGGCATGTGAAAGCATTGACGCCGTAAGCAAAATTGATAAAAAAACGAAATATTTAATCATCACGGCTCCAGAGGGTTAGTGCGGCTTCCTCCCGATTCTACCCCGCCGTGGTCATGTCCATCAACGATTGAACCATCTACTAACTGAAGTTTGCCGTTAGCCAGAATCTTCAAGCCGTTGATGTTAACGTCGCCAGGGCTTTTGATGTTTATGCCGCTGCCGGTGAACTCCGCGAACTCAGTTGGTTCGCCGTTCAGGCTGGCAATAGCTGTGATGTAAACGGCATCAGAGTATGAGTGGCGGCGCTGCGTTGGGGGCGGCCCGCTTTTCCGTGACGCCCTAACGTTTGTTGTGTCTTTGTCGCAGGCGATAACCAGCCCAATATCCCCTACTCTGGGCGTCAATTTTACCGAGCTATTGCCAGCCTGATATTGAATAAAAGGGATGTCATAGACTTCCTGGTTCTTAATCTCACCACCTGATACGTTAGCCCCGCTCACCAAAGGAAGTACCGTCATAACACCATTACCGACATCCTTAACGAGAACTATGTCAGCAAAGACATTCCCCTTCGATGCCGAAGCCAGAAGGGATAATACTGCATTACCCTGGCATGAGATATCACTAGGTTTTTGGTTAGTTGCCATTATTTGATCCATCAATTACAGATGCCGGAGATGCCACCACAAACGTCTCCCATAAACCACCTGGAATTTTGCACGAAAGATAATGCGTTGTGCCGGCTTGTACAATCCACTCACCGCTCGCGTGTGGGAGTATGGTTTCAAGGATGATCTTGGTGTTCAGCTTTATGGCGGGAGAGTAGATACATCTAAAGTTAATGCCCAATTCATAAAAAATAGGGTATCCAATTAGCCCGGTTGCGGGTGAAATATACGGAACCACTGAATCAGAAGGTGTCTTCCCGGTGTAAATAGTGACAGTGCCAAAGTCGATATCAACGGAGATGTTGTGCGCCGCCGCAATTTTTAATATTTGCACTATCGCATTATCATCAAAATAAGGATTTCGATGAATTGCTTTGACGTCAACATTGACGAATTTCAGCCCAACTTTAAAGGCAAGCGCACGAATCATATCAGCAACATCAACATCTCCGCGAATAGACGTAGGCTCACAGGGGATTAACCTCTCCCTCCCGGCAGCGGCAGCCGTTATCTCAATAGGCGCATCAGGCATCTGGTTCAGGTTTATCCTGGCAGATGCTATAGAACCGGAAAAAACACGGGTATCACCAGCGTAAACAATGATGGAGTTCTGTTCATAAGCGATAATCTTTTGGGCGTTGGTAGTCAGTTTAGCCATATTTTCAAGGGACAGGCCCCACAGGCTTAGCTCAAGGATTGTTCCTGTTGCCCCACCAAATGCGGAAATTGCTGCTTCGCACTTGAATCCTTTAACCGTTAAAGTGTCCCCAACATCGCCATCAAATGTACCATTTGCAAGGGTGAAGGAGACCGTTAATTCCCTCTGCTTATAGGTCATCTCCCCACCTCATCACTCGTTGCGTAATACAGCTTAAAGCGCGTCCCGATGCCGTCATAGGTCGGGTCAACGTCACCTTTCGTGTCCACAAAAATCAAATCACCTTTAAAGCCAAGGTATGCATACCGCACAATGAAGGTGCAATTCAGGCAGAGGACGCCCTGAGCGATAGCCTTGTCGTTGACATACACATCCGCATAAAATCCGGTTGATCGCTGATGTAATTTTATTGCGCAACTCTGGCCGCCAAGCGTTACGTACACCTTCTGTGAAAGTGACGGTGAGAGGCTAATTTCCTGCATGTCACATCACCTTTTCCAGAAAGTCAGACACGGTGCTCTTTATCTGCTTCGATACCGCCGTAGATGAGCTATCCCACACCTTAGAAACTGAATCTGCCGCAGAATTGACGTTTGATACGATTGCGGCACCCGTCGTCTGAAGAGCGCTAGATATTGAGGTATTGGCGCTGGACCATGCTTTCTTCACATCGCTAAGCGAGATGTCCTTTGTTGACCCGGTGACCACCTGCGTTGATGCGGCAGTTCCGTTGTTTGTTTTGGCGTTGTTGGTTGGCGGACCTTCGACTACGGCGTTGGATAGCATTACCTCGCCGGTATTCATGATTTCCTCAAATGTGCAGTTCGCCATGAGAAGCGTCTGCCCTCGATAGGAACTGACAAAATAATCAAAGTGCGTCAAATCGTAGCCATAATAAACCGTGTCTGGCGTCTCAATGTCATACGTGCTCGCCGTGTTTTTCATCTCATCCAGTTTCTGAATGAAATTACTACGGCTGAGCAGTGAGAAGTTGGTTAAATTCGGAAGCGCACCGGTATAGGCAGTCCAGCCCTCAAGAGCAAAAATAACTCTCAATTCTGAGGGTTGGCGCACTTTGTTATAAGAGGAATATTGTCCTTTTTCTACCGGCCCCTTCGTCACCACGGCATCACCGTAGCGGTCAACGCTGACCCAGCCGGAAGGAGAGAAAACCTCCTGACCGGCTGCGGCAGTTAGCAACGACTCATCCACCGTGTTGTAGGTGATTTTATACGTCGGAGACAATGCGCTGTTCAGCACAGATAACAGGCTTCCTCCCTGAATGGCGGAAAGCACTGTCGAGACATTCAGAGAAAACGACATGAGTTATTGTCCTGAGTAGCCAGCCAAAAGCATCACGCGGTTGTCGCCGTGCTTTTTAATGTCGCTGGTAAGCTGTTCCACGTTTTGGGCCTGCGTGGTGATTTTGGTGCCGTAGAATTGATACGTCGCACCTGATCGCCCTGGCATTGCACGATCAACCGCCATACCTGCACCGGGGCGCATTCCGCCCATGACTTTAGGGATGTACTTCCGGGTCTCATCCGGCATGTTATCCATGCCTTTCTTCTGGACGTTTCCAAGACCCCAGTTGTAGGAAGCGAGGGTTTTCTCCAAGTCTCCCCCTGTAGCATCCATCAGCCAGTTAAGGTATTTAGCCGCTGCCTCTGCAGATTTATGGGGGTCATACACATCACGCCCATTCAGGCCCATGTCCTTTGCGGTTCCCGGCATAAACTGGAACAATCCTTTGGCTCCAGCCTTTGATTCGGCGTATGGGTCGCCACCGGATTCAGTAGCAGCCACTGAAGACAGTAGCCCGGCTGGAAGCCCATATTTTCCTTCAAGTGCGCCAAACTCGCCGGTCATGGCCTGCAGGAATGCCTTTCCCTTCTCTCCCAGCTTGGCAGCCTGAGCATTGAGTGGGACATTCGGCTGGTATCCTCCGACATTTGGCTCCATAGAAGAAGCGCCTGCAGGAGTAACGATGGCGTCTGCTATTTTTGACAATAGACTCTTTGTCGCTTCCCAGTATGATCGCTCATCCTGCTGCTGACGGCGCTGGTCAGGAGATGGCTGAAAGCTAACAGAGTCCAGCATTTTTTGAGTAGCTAACTGCTGGGGGCTTAAAACTGGCGCGTTAGGGTCTGGCTTGAAATCAAGAGTTCCACCATTTTTTTTCAGCGACTGCTCTGCCGCTTTTGTCACGCCTGGAAGCGCATCTTTCCCTGTCGGCTTTCCATCCTCCGTTCCGTACCATGCTTTCTTGAACTCATCGGCAGCCTTGGAGAAGTTCCCGTTATTCAGCTCATTTAAAGCATTGCCCAGGTGGCTCATGACTCTTCCGAGCATGGAAAAGTTATCCTTCAGGTCTTTTAGGTCGGCTGATAAAGTCCAGCTACCCAAATCAATTCCCGTAATATCGTTGATATCTTTCTTCAGTTCCTTAAAAAAAGACGACGATTTAACATTCCCTGACGACCATTCAATCAGAACTCCGTTGAGGTCCCTGATTGTCGGTATCAGTCCAACGAAGATCTGGTTTTTTACGGTATCAATATTCTGACCAAGCTCAGCCCAAACAGTCGTGAACTCTTTAGCCCCCTTAATGGATGCGTCAGTAATTCCAGAGCTTTTAGTCAGGCGGTCAACGTCTGGTAGAAACTCACCTTCCTGGTTGCGTTGATTTATCGCATCGTCAATACCCACCAATTGAAGGATTTGGCGGCGCATATCTGGATCGGTTACTTTTCTTGCGGAATCCAGTATTTTCCTAAAAGTTGCTTGCGCCGAATCATCTCTGATGTTGAAGGTGTCATGGTTCAGCGAGTTGAGGCGGATCGCTGCTTCCTGTACGGGGGTGTTGTATACCCCAACCTTAGCAAGCTGCTTTGCCGACTGAAAACCCTGCAGCGCAGCGCTTATTTTCTCCACAGAACTACCGGCGGCTTCTGCGGCCTTTCCCACCCCATCAAGTTCTTTTGCTGTCATCCCCAGAGATTTGGCCTGAACGGATAACTCCATCAGACCGGAGGTGGTGCTTTTAACAAAGCTCGTCAGCCCACCCGCCGTGACGGTAACGCCAGTCAGTGCCAGCAATTCCGTCTTTATGCTGCTGAAGAACGAGGCAGCCTTCTTGCCCTGCTCCGCCATCTCCTTGGCTGTCTTTTTCGCATCGTCACGCTGCTTCTTCAGGTCATCACTGACTTCTTTCTGCCCTTTGCGGAAGTTAGAAGCATCAAGCCCCAGCGTAACCAGGAGGGCATCAATTACCGTTGCTGCCATCTGGATTCTCCGCTATGGCTCTGTTGGTGTTATCCACGGTCATTATTTCAATCAGCCACCACATGTCCTGAACGCTGTATACCGTGTCCAGTTCGTGGAGTGTCGCCATCTTCCCGGAGATTACCGCGGCTATACTGCGCGGCACATTCACGTACTGCACAAATCCGCGAGAGGAATCATCCGGTGCCGACAGGGGTATTTCTAATTTGCGGTGGCTGCTACAAAAGCGATGTGGAGCTTGAAGGCTTCGATTTTCAGGCGGGACCAGGTGCTGATTTCCTCAATCTGGCCGTCATCGACCAGCGGGGTTTCAATTCCGTTTCCGCCGACGAATTTCACGCAGCCCAGCAATTCATCCAGCAGAGGCTTGGACTGTGCAAACGGCACTTTTGCCAGCGAGGTAATGCCCCAGTGCGCAAGTCCAGCCATACCGCTTGCCATCACGCTCTCGTACAACTCGCGGGCTTCTTCGCTTTCAGCAGAAGGAGCTACGGCAGCGCCAATGGCTGCCATCATGTTGTCTGGGACGGTTACGCCAGCACCAATCACAGCACACGCCAGACGGATAGTCCACTCTTCAGCTTTTCGAGCTGGCATTTCGGTGATTTTGAACTGCTTACCCTTGTCACGGTTATCTGCTTCAACCGTAAATACGATGCTTTTACGCGCCATTTTGATTTCCTGAATTGATTATCTGGCAACAAAAAGCCCACCGAAGTGGGCTATTCCAAAATTATGCGATGCCTGGCAAATACAACTGCACTTCATCAGCTGCACGATCGCGTGCTGCGTGGAGCAAATGTTTACGTCCGCCAACACCCCACCTCGCCATCTGGCTGGCACACTGGCTAATCGCCTTGGTTTCGGTGTTGATGATATGGTCGATTTTGTTCAGGCGGGACATGGCACCGATCCCCATACGGACGACGGTTCGAAATACCTCGTACACCTCTATTTCGAACTCCGGCTTAATCCATGCTGCATAGCGTATGGCAAGCAGTTCGACACCCCACGCCCCAGCCTCATAACCGCCGTTTATTACCTTAAGTGGTTGTATTTCTTCCAAAGCTCGTTTTTGAGCTTTGGCTTTAAGTGCTGAAATAAACCGTTTAACTTGCGCACTTCTCAAAAAGTTACTTGGCCTCTGTGATTCAGTTGCTTCGCCATTTGCTACAGCTGCTGCATGGAGATCATTGAGGTTATAGCGCCCCTCTTCATCAACACGAACGGAAACGCCGTTTACTGATACAGTTGGGTATTGCATGGTGATTACCTTTCAAAAAAGAGACCCCTGTCTCACCAGAACGGCCATGCCCGAGCGCACCATGCTACGATGGCGTTCTCAGGGGTCGCTTTTGTGAATGGTCTCAGGACTGGAATGCGCGGTGAGTGCGCGGTGAAATTTGGCGTAAAAAAGCCCGGATTAACCGGGCTGATTGCTTATGCTGAATAGTTTGTCGGAGTGACGGTTTCCCACTGAATGAGGCCCGTTACCGGCTGAAGCACACGGCCGGCAGAAGGCATGCGGCGAGCACGCTGCAGGATTCCGTTGGTCATAACGTACTTTTTACCCAGAGATGGCAGGATGACCGTTCCGTTAACGCGCAGGACGGATTTAGCCGTCATCTGCGTGTTCTGCCATGTGTCGATGTAGCTGATTGACGGAGAAGAAGCCGCGAGGTGGAATGTCCATGGCAAGTCGCCATACACAAACCCGCCCAGCAGTTTACCGTCTGCCGTACGCTGATACTCCGCCATGTCGGTGTCGCCCATGTCGAAGATGTTCTGCGCTTCGAACTGTTCCAGGTTAAATCCGGAGGGAAAAATCTCAGCAACGACCAGAGTAATAACCGCATCAGCCGAAGTGATGTTCTGATTGGACATTTACTGTACCTCCGTGCTGTTAACGGTAATGCCCTGGATAATACTGCCATCGGTGTACCAGAAGTAAACCGTGGGCTTAGTACGCTGAGAGCGCATCGCGGCTGTGAACGGGCCGATGTAGATGTAGTAACCATCCGACATGAGGGCATCCGACACATCTACGCCTGTGATAGCGCGAATCTGGTCAAGCTGCGACTGGTCAAGGTTAGTGCCAGCGGTCATCCCGCCCCACGTCCTGAACTGCTCAATCGGCAGCTTCATGCACGACTCAATGCGAGCTTTGCCAGCGGTAGCGTAAGGGAGATTGCTCGCCTGCTGGAACAGCGCGACGAGTGCCGCCTGCAGCTGAGCATTTACCCATACCTGACCCGCCCAGGCGTCAAGCCAGGCATAATCACCGGTAATAGAGCCTGGCACCCACTGGTTGGTTTCGACTGCATTTGAGCCATAGTTGCCATAGAAGTTATAGCCGTTGGTCTCGGCCGCCTCGTAATCAGTATCGTTACTGATCATCGGCAGTAAGCCGGATACCTGCCGGCCATTCAGAGAGCAGCGCCCGTTAGCCTGGTTGAAGTTCAGTGCGGCCACATAGCCCATCGCGTTTGCTGCGTGGTTCGGATAGCCATAAACCGGGCAGGTGTCGTTATATGCGTAGGTGTTGATGATGTCGTACACCAGAGCGTTAGTGCTGCCCGCTACAACAGCGGTGCCGGATGCATCCCACGGCACATAGGCAAAGCGGTGATTCTGGTTGTTAGTCCAGAGTGCAAACGCGTTGGCCTGGTCTTTTGTGGCTGCAAATGTGGTTGAGAACGTTACCCAGTTCTGCTCTTTTGCAAGGATGGCAGTAAAGATATCTTCCACCACCGCAGGCTCGGCACCCTGAGAGATCACCGCACCGGTCGCCTCGGTCAGCTTGAGCCCGACCGCAAGAGAGCCATCATTCGCAAACGTAATCGAGCTTTCTTCGCCGGTGGTCGCGGATGTGATGATGAATTTCTTCAGCACACTGTCCCAGGCCACATCAACGGATGCGCCAATGCCGGTTTCAATCAACGCCGCGGCATTATCGAAACTGGTCGCGCCGCTCAGGTTAATTACCGCCGACGTTTTCAGCGTACCGTCAACCGTCAGCACCAGCGTACCGGTCAGGAGTTTAAGTTGAGCGAGCGTAGTGACCGCATGTGAACCAGAGCGCAGGAATGCAGCTACCTCACCGGTGTTGAACCGGCTGAAAAACAGCTTGCCTGGAGTCTGCGTTTTGTTGGCGTAAGCAGCGAAATACAGCGTCGCTGCGGTGTATTCAATCGACGCGCTGCCGAAGTACGCCTTTACCTCATCCGCACTGGCAAATGAGGGTACTGCACCAACCGGCGCGTATGCGCTGTCGGTCAGAAACAGGCCATTTAAGTCAATAGCTGTCCCTGTCGCCTTCAGAACTCCGGGGAGCATCTGAGCGATTTTTGATAGCGAAATTGCCATTTATTATTTCTCCGGAGGAAATCTCACGTCGACCGGCTGCGATATCACATTTGCGCCTGTCATAAACTGCTGAGGAACGCCGACAACAATCAGCGGGTTTGCGTGGAATTCAAGTGTCCAGCGGGATTCCCACTGATTTTCACCGTTAATCATTGAGGTCTGGCGAGGCGGGCCAGAGTAAAGCGGAACGAGCACATTCGCGTTTTCGCGGAACCAGGTGCAGGCGAATTCTGACCTGGCTACCCGGGAGAATATCGTGGCGTTGTTCTGCGCCTGCTCACCGTAGAAGTCGAGTTGACATTGCCATTCATCAACGCGGCGAAGCTCTTCCCGCCCGTAATCACTCACGCCGTCATACTCGTAATTGACAGCGCTGGTTGAGAGGTCAGTCAGAAAAAGCGGAGTCATGGTAATGAAACCGCCTTTCGGCATGGGGGTCTGATTTTGCTGAGTCTGCGTGATCTCTGCGTCCGGGAAGAGGACAGAAAGGAAATCGCCAGTCGCCTTGAACAGGTCGCTCTCCGTTACCTGCAGCGTTACGTCAATTGCTGGCATGCAATAACCCTCGTCCAGTCGGGCCATATCTCTGGCACCGATACAACCAGCCAAACCTCGTCGCCAATCACAAACTTATCGCCGCCCTGCTGCTTGTTGCGGTTGATGCCGCACCAGTTGCCATCTGTCCAGATGCTGACCAGGATTCCCTGAATGTTCAGGTTGTCCATATGCCGAATATCAGCCTGGCTCAGCGCCTGTTTCTGCACCATCATCGTGACGGGTGGCGCAAAGCCAGGAGTCGTCGAGTAATCAGGGTTTTTAACAGGGCCAGTGGAGCGATAGATTTGCGCCTCAACCATCGGATTTACACGGCTGATGGCGTGAGAGGCTATGCGATGAAGGTTCACTCTTTCACCTCATAATTGACGCTGGTTATCATCACGCGAGTATCGACCAATGGTTTTGTTGACTTGTTGGGGAGCACCTTTCTGTTTCTGCGTCGAGAGAGGGTGGCTGGCGCAAGTGGTGGGTCCATCAGGCTTGCAATAGACTGCTGGATATCCCCCTGTATTTTAGCCCCAACGACATCAAGAACCGTTCTCGCATCAAGGCCAGATTCCATCCCCCTGGAGATAGCAGATGACCATTCTTCCTTATTCTCCGCAATAGCCGAACGGAAGAACGGACGAGGTGGCTGATTTCGCCCTGGGTCGCCAAATTCGTTAGAGGCAGCTACCATTGCGACACTCGTTCCATCGGGATACGTGGCATCAGCAAAAAAACCGGCTTGCACCTCGGTTGCGTTAAGCCTCTCCTCTATCTCTTTCAGGTAGCTTTCAAGCCCATCAGCCATAAGCACTCCCCGGATAGTAATTAGCCATGCGGTAGACTTTCGTCGCCTGCCAGTAATCCATTCCGTGAGGGCTTTGGGTGTACCAGGCATAACGAAACTCTACTGGCCCGACATCAGCAGAAACAGAAACGCTCCCCTCGGATGCCGAGGATATTCTCCCAACCAGACCAGACCCTCCGTTACCTTTGTTGTCACCAAACCGCACATATGCCAGATGCGCCATAAGCATGTAGAGCAGTCGCTCACGCCTGGCGGGGTCTATAACAAGTGAGTATTCGGTGTTGTCTAGGTAATCGGTGGCCTTGTCAAACAGGAAGGGTAAAAGCGAGTCGGCTACGTTTGAAAATTCAGGATACATGGCTCGGAACGTTGCAGCATTAAACGCAACGACAGCCATGATTTACTCCTCTTTATCTGGTGTTGTTTTCTGCTTTTGAGGGTCGAGTTGCTCCATGCCAGTCTTCTGCCCTTCTCGCTCCTGGGATGCGTCTTTAGCCGATGCCTCATCTGCAACAGCAAATACGATGCCGTTTCGCAGTAGTGGCTGTTCGGCGAAGGTTTTTGCGAATCCTTCCCACAAATCTGCCGGTACGTATCGGGTGATGCCAAATCCATTAATAAGCATGGAATCATTGGCACCAGTAAGTTTGAGTTTCTGACCTTCATGGCTGATAACAAGCCCCGCAGGGAGCTTGCAGCCGATGATATAAGTTGATGCTTTAGCCATTACGCCCCCAGCATTTGTGCAAATAAGAATGGCTGCGTAATTACTGCGCCATAAGTGGTGCCTGAATATTTCTGCTTGTAGTGAGAAAGCTCGGTCACCAGTGGGTGGGCGCGAAGTTTTTCGCTATACGCCATAAAGCCGACTTCCTGACCTTGTGCCGTCTCAACAAACATCTGGATCAACTCACCAGCAGCGGTACTGTACTGTGGCGCGGTCTCGATACGCATGTTCGGGAATGCCTTCTTCAGCATATCCTCCAGAGAGGTTGCGAAGATTTCGTTCGCAGACTTCAGATTTACGCTGAGCTTGTTGGACATTGCCAGAACAAGATTAGAAGACATGTCTACGCCATCACCAACAATACCGTTGGTGCGTGCCACCAGGTCTTCGTACAGCGCCAGAATGTCGTTGTACTTATCGACAATCTGCTTATCTTTCCACAGCACACTGCCGCCAACGGTAAGCGGGGTAATTGGAGCGGGGAGTGATGGGTCGTTCAGCAGGCCGTAGTTACGCAGCCCGGCGATTCCGTAGAAATAGAACTTGCTCTGGTCCTGGTCGAGGACATTGACAGCTGCGCGTTGTTTTTTAGCGGCGTACGGCAGCATAGCCAGCCCATAGCGCTCCTGTTCCAGCTCGCCATACTGCACGACGGTCTGGTAACGGTAAACGTCACGATGTTCCCATGATGGCGTAACCTGCACCGCCCCCTGCTCGCTGTAGTCGTCATACGCTACAGTATCTCCCGTCTCTTCGATGCGCTGAATCATGAAGCTGTCCTGCGCCCATGCGCCACGCTTCTCCTCACGCCCCAGGATGGCTGTCGCACGGTTCGGGGTGAACAGCGTTTCAACGATGGTCGGATCGATGAAGGTGGAGACGATTGCCGGGATGCCGCCATTACCAGGAAGTGATGGCTGTGGGTCTGCATCCATTGCCAGTCGGTTAACGGAGGGCTGGAAGTAAATGCCCTGACCGTTGGCCACCTGGATAAAATCTTTAAAAGTTGGTTGTGGCATTATGCTTTGCTCCAGGAAGAAATGATTACCAGATCGCCAACTGCAGCGCCCTGAGAAACGTACCAGTCAGTTTCGACGCTACCAGCGACGGTTGCACCTGCGGCTGCGGTAGAAATGGTCCCATCCGTTACACTGGCGAACACCTTCTGACCAACCGTCGCGACAGTTTTTGACTTCACCCAGAAATCACCGCCAACCTTCGGAGAGACTTCAGCGCCGCCACGAATTAGCATGCTCGCGCTCTGACCATAACCGATGATCGCCTGCGCAAGGTTCTGGATGAATCCGACGGGCTTAGTTGTGGAAGTCGGTGCTACGTTGGTAACGATTTTGGGGTCGGTTGCATCACGAAATACGAATGTTGCGATGCTAACCCCTGCGGAGGTTGCCTTGAATGCGCCAGGGCCGCCAGCAGCAGCGATGATTGGTGAAGATGACGCCGGGTGGCCCACCTGACCGACACCACGATAGATGTCTACACTTTCTTGAAATGCCATTATGCTTTACCCCCACGAATCATTTTCAGTACATCGGATTTGGTGTCGCCGCTCATATGGTGAGGGACGGAGTCCTGAGCCATTGCAGGGGCCTTGGCAAGTGCGTTAAACACTGAACGCAAGGCACCCTCCGGCAGAGTTGCATGGTCTTCACAGCCCATTTGCTGAAGCGCCGTCCGATAAACCTCTTCTGCAGTGTCGCAGGCCAACTCGCCAACCACCGGGCGCACATCACGCTCTGCCTGACGCAGCGCCTGGAAGCGAGCCTCTACACCTTTAATGGCTGCATCCATCGCTAACTTGCTGTCGTTCGCCATTTTCTCTTTCTCTTTCTTTTCGGCCTCTTCGTCTTCGGCCTTTTTATCTTTTTTCCCTTCCGGTTCGTCACCGCTGTCATCAGCGCGGCGATCTTCTTTCCGGTCTTTGTTCTCGCGTTTTTCGCGGTCTTTCAACTCGCTTTCTTCGCGTTTCAGGCGCTCTGCCTCGGACTCGTTATCTTTCTCAGCCTGGGTGGCTTCGTCTTTGATAACGGCGTCGACTTTCTTTTCAACGTCTTCCGGCTTTTCATCGTTTGCCAGGTACGGCTTGATGACTGCCATCAGCTTCTCTTTCAGTGTCATTAGGATGCTTCCTGTTGGTTTGGAGTCATAAACAAACACGTCGGGGCCAGCCCGACCACTTGGCACGATAGCCACGTGATTACAAACGATGTCGCGCATAACTCCATCGTATGCCTCTCCCTCGTACACGCCCGGCGTCAGGTCTAGTCGCCAGCGATAGGAGGATGAATTTTCTTTCTGCCGCTCAGTCTCAATGCCCATGATGGAATCGACATCCCAGATAACCATTGAGTTTTTCAGATAGGTGCCGTCGAACGATGCGCTCTCACCTGTGGAGCCGATGATTGCGTCTTTTGGTGGGTCGATAACACTAACACCGATATGCTGATTAAGGATCGGCTTGTTATTGAATGTTGGGGCCGCCTTACGCAACTCTTCAGGGTCACGCAGAAGCCTATATGCCTTGTCAGGGATAAGACCCAATTTCTCCGAATCAGGAATCTCTTTCCCGTAGTAGACGCATACATTCGCCTTGCTTATTGGCGTCATAGACACGTGCAGCATTCCGTCAGCGTCGTAGCTGCGTACGCTCGCCTTGTCAAAGGCAAACTCGACGTCTTTCATGCTTTTACCTTTTCACTTTCGATAAAAACTCAATAATTCCGCAGACTTCGCAATCAAAAACCACGCCGCCATTCCATGACGTAATTTTCGTAATCACCATCTCATCTCCTAAGAACCTGACGAGAGAGTCGACGGTAGTGAATTGCTTTCCATCGGCATTGATCAGGCACTTATCAAAATGCTCTTCTGGAATATGGGTTTTGAGAAAGTCTTCGTTATGCCTGGCACTCATTGGGTTTACCTTTCTTCAGGCAATAAAAAAGGCCGCCTTTCGGCAGCCATATTGAATTGTTGAGGTGGCTGGACTCTAACCAGCACTCAGGTTCGGCATTAGCATCATGCCTGCCCTGCCTGTTTCCAGGTTAATGCATTACTCTACCCATCTAACCCGCAAGCGGGAATTGAGTTACACCTCGACTTCTATTCTACATCAGAACGGCAGCACTGGCTTCCACGTACACCCGCATTCCACTTCTTCACCCGGGAGCACATACTGCCCTTTATCGCCAACAGGGAGTCCAACATCTAAATCGAACTCTTGACCGTGAGCATGAACATGTTTCTTGCGAGGTCTATTGCTACCTCCGCTGTGAATCCAAATCCCTCGCTTTATCCCTGCGGCTTTTTGCCTCTGTCTTGAAAGAGATGCGGTCGCCTTTCTCACCTGGTCTCTGGCTATTCCTTCTGCCCTGCGCCTGGTGATGCCGTGGCGCTTACCAAAGTTAGCCTCAATCTCGTCAGCCAGTGCTTTACGGTCGCCGCCACGCGCAACCGCCCGGTAAACCATCCCCTCAACCTCAGTGAAATATTTCTCAGGGATAGAACGAATCAGCGACACATTCTCAGCAATGATAGCGTCAACCTTCTCGGTCATTGCCGGAGTCCATTGCATGTTGATGGTGAGTGATTCTTTCCGTGCTGACGCGAGCAATCCCCGATCAACCGCTGACTCCGTTTTCTTAACCAGGTCATCAGATATTGGGAATGCCATATTGATGAATCGGTCAACCCATTTGCGGGCCAGAGCATCGAGAGCACGTTTAACCAGTTGCACCGGGTTGGCGTCCATTGCCAGTTGCGAGTCCTGCGCCAGAGGGTTGTCGCGGATGATTTCGAGCACCTGCCGCCTAACGTCGTCGTTCATCTCGCGTATTTCTGCGAGCAACTCCCGCTGATACCACTTAATGTTTCCGGCGTTATAGTTGACTGCCTTCAGGCTCTTCGTCTTCTTCCGGCTCATAGTCACCATCCAGAGTTTCGAAACCGGCGTTTTCAATGCCCTTCAGTGCTTCACGCGCTTCTTCAGAGCTAACAAGTTGGCTGTCCGCGGCTACTGCAATCGTCTCTACACGCAACTTGGCGATTTCTGCGCTCTCTTTCTCGCTGATTTCATCCAGAGGCTTGAACTCAAAGTAGATGTCATCGTTGATAGCGCCAAACTCAGAGAGCTGAATCAGCTTGAAGATGTTTTCCAGTGGCCGGCGCATTTCACCATCCTGATACCCGGACACCGTTTCGTGCCAGGTAGCCAGTTCTGAGTCACCAGAAGCATTCAAGCCAGCGGGTGCGTTGCCGAGCAGCTTCAGGTTGGTGATGCGTGCAGGCATGCATAGTTGGTCCTGGTAGTTCGACAGCAAACTGGAAAGATCACTGAGAGAAGTCTGCATATGCAGCAAGTCTTCTTCTCTATCGATGGCCCATATACCAAAGTTATCCTGATACTGCGTGAACAACTTAATGCGCTTATCGAACTCCCCAGGCTCCTGTAATCGTGCATCCATATCGGTTTTCAGGGCTCGCATGCGCAGCGTCCGCAGAATCTTGATTACGTTCTTCTTGGCGTCTCGCCAGTCGTTAACGTAATCCTCCATCAGTTGCGTGAGCGACAGGCCGCCGAAGTTGTACGACGGCTTAAGGATGTCAGGTACCGGACGGCTAACGATATCCATAAAGCGGGACTCGTCGACCGTATCCCCCATAACAAACCATGCCTGCGGCTTGTAGAAGCCAGCGCGAAGAGGCCAGCGCGTATTGTAGAGGGCTGGGTATACCCAGGTCGGGTCAACCACGCGCAAGCCTTTAAGGGAGCCCTTTGGAATTTTTCTGGAGTCGAGGAACAGAGGCTTACTCAATTCCTCACCGATGGCTCCCACATCAATGAAGATATGCGCCACACCAAACATGGAGTCCTGCCGCACCGCTTCGTGCATCAGTCGCTTGATATCATATTTCTCAAGCGCCCGTTCCATCTCATCAATTGCCGGGTCGTGGTCTCCTTCCTTGCGACTCTTAACCTCAATCCAGTTACGGGTCATCTCGTCAGCGAACACGTTGTGCATGTTCGAGTATTCCACCTGCTGAGACATTGCAGCCAGCGCCGGATAGCCACGAAAGCCGGAATATTCGGTACCGGCATACATGGCATTGATCGCCTCGTAAGGCGTCGCATCCATAGCCAGAGTCGCTGTTTTTTTATCTTCAGGGATGACGCCAGGCAATGGCTCGTAGGCTTTAAACTCAGCCATCGGCGCGGCATCGTTCGCTACGGATGCTTTATCCAGATGCATCTGCGTTATCTTTGCTGGCTCCCGGCGAGGTGCCTGTGCGGCTTTACGTCTTGTCATTGAAGTATCTCGTCAGGGATATGGAATGGTTTATGCGCCGGAGCGAACGCCATAATCAATGAGTCGGCCATGTTGGGGGATGGTATCCCGCGCTTCTTCATGTCCTTTTTGCTCTCAACCTTTACGCGACCGTTGTTGTCGTAGTCCACCCACGGGCGCGACAGTTCTGCCTTAAGGTATTCAAGCTGCTTGATATCGGATGAAAGGCTGATTAGCTGGTCGTCGGAGAACTGCTTCGCAAACTCGGTATCTTTCGGATTGGCCTCAAGGTGCTTAATCACACGCCAGGTGTTATAGAAGCGATCGCGCACTCCCCACCAGGCCTGCGCCTTGATGTTGGAGAACATGTCTTTATTGGTCTTTCCGTCTGCGTACTTAGCGTCGGGCTTAAATACCGACTCGCCGGCATTGAACCCGATGGCCGTGATTTTGCACACACGCTTAAGGTGGGCTTTTACACCAGCCCCGACGCCGATGGAGTCATATACAATCTCGGTGGCTTTGACTTCTTCGGCATAGTTCTTAACGCGATCTGCAGAGGTAATGACGTCGCCCTTGTGCCATTGCTGGCAATCCATCACCACAGAGCCATATGCCAGCGTAGTAGCATTACTGTCCTCACCTTCGTCAGCCACATCGAAACCGACGCGCTTGCGGCCTGATGGCTTGAAGCCGATTTTAAGATGAGCATCTACGGCAGCAGCAATCCACGAAGGTTTTATAATTGCCATGTCGCTATCCGCGACCGGCTCACCCTCCCAGATGTGCAGGTAAAGGTCATAGTCCTTTCTCTTGCACTCTTCCATCTCAAGGCGCAGAACGTCAGGAAACCACGGGTTATCGCTGTAGTTTACTGTCAGCAGGCAAATGTCATCGGGAGGAGAAATAACGAAACGCTGATGCGTGTCGTCGAGAATGTTTTTCGGGTTATAGCTCACCCATATTTCAGAGCCTGGCTTACGAATGGTCGGAATGAGAATGTCCCACGATTCTTTCGATACCGCTTCGGCTTCTTCCATCCAGCAGATATCAATGCCTTCAAGCGACTTAATTTTGGTTGGGTTATTTTTGATGCCGTAGAACATAAACTCGCTACCGGTAATCAGGTGGCGAATGCTGGCTCTTTGCACCTCAAACTCAGCCTGATAACCTTCACGGGCTATCGTGTCGTCAAGAAGGCGGATTACTGAATCGCTGATACTGTTCTGAAGTTCGCGGGCGCAGAGAAAGCGATAGCACCCCCGACGAGATATCTCTACGAGTAACCGTGCAATAGTCCAACTTTTCCCCGACCCGCGACCACCTTTGCCACTTTGTATCGATGTGGCTTGATGAATGGCCGGAATACGGGGTTAATCGCTGTCATCGTCGAATAGCTCGCTAAGAGATTTGTTCAGGTTAATGCCAATTCCACCTTTCAGCTCTATAACCTGCTTATCCAGACCAGTCAGCTTGGCCTTCCCCATCGTGGCAGCAACGGCAGCTGATGATTGCGGCGTTTCTGCGCCTAAAGCAGCCTTTCGAGCCTCTTCCAGCTCTGTCAAAAGTGAGTCTACGGTGACGTTGTGTCGCTGCTTAATTTCACCCCTTAATTCAGCAACCCTTGCCGAAATCTTGCCGTTATCGAGTAATTCTTTTGCCTTGCGATTAATGCTCTCTGGCTTCATCTTGTCAGCAGCATACGCCAACCGATAAGCCTCAGAAGCATTACCCGTTTCGATGTATGCCTGACAGAAAGCCTCTTGCTTAATTGTCAGCCCCGCCATTTCACACCCTCTCTTTGAGAAGTCCCGCCGCACGAAGCGAAGCGAGCAACTCGTTGAACTCGCCTCGCGTAGCCATCAGCGCAGCGGCAATGCCGGAATAGTCTTCTGGCTGGTCGAATATCAAATCATCAACAGGCTCAGCGGCGCACACATTCAGAACGCCTTCTTCTGAGCATTCAACGGTGCTGCCGACTTTAACCAAGCCCAGCGTTTGCGCTGAGGCGATCGGGATAGATTCAATGCTTTCCGGAGTGGCCACCTCTACCGCTTTCCCGGAAAGACCAATCACTCTTTCAGCCATATCAGAATTTCCTGCTGGTTGTATTTATTGGTTAGGATTAAAACCCCGCAATTTTGAACACATCAAAAATGCCCATCAATACATAATTCTGTAAATGGTAATTTTCAGCACCACTTACAGAATTTCATAAAACACATGAATTCTTCTTCCACGGCTTCATTGGGCCGCTATGAACGTCTTAGCGCACTCCGTGGATGCGAGAAGAGGCGGAATTTATCGTTATTGATTATCCCCACACACTCGCGTTAAGGAGGGTCCCTTTCGGGCTACGGTCATGGTTAATGTGGGGATGCTGCGACGATACGGCGCCTGGTAAATCAATTTACGCGTCTGTGATAAATCCGTAGAGTAGCCAACCAGCGTGCGTATGCGCCTCGCATTGTTGTCCCAACCCCAGACACAAAACACATTTCGCCAGGTGACTCCATAATGCAATGACAGCGCCAGCGCTTGCGGTATCTATCAAATCTCATTCTTGGCTTCATGAGCCCTCACTATTTTAAACACTGCGTGCGGATGTAGTCCTGCAGCGTCCTCAGGGCTGTTTGGTCGCTGAGGATTCCGGACCTGATACCGAGAACGTTTCGTCCAGCAACTGAAGAGAGTTCGACGGTGGCATCATCGCCCATGCTGGCGGAGCCGGAGGCTTGGGTTGCGGCTGACACTGGACACTTGCCTTTGACGAGCACCCGGCCACCATTATCAAGCTTGCGCTGCAGAGCATCATTTTCAGCTTTTGCATCAGCTAATTCCTTCGTGTATTTAGCATCCAGTGCAGCAACGTCACGCTGACGGGTCTGCATGTCGGTGATGGTGGCGTTCGCCAGGTTCAGCGCCTGGGTTTTCTCGTCGCGCTGGCGCTTATATTCGGTGGCGTTGGCGTGGTATTGATTAGCAAGCCACCCGAGACAGACAATGATGCAGATAATCACCGAGACGATAATTGCGGTTAGGCGGCTCATGACAGGAACACATCACGCTCTGCCTTGCGGCGATTCGTGAGCCCCGGCATTACCTTTCCACCAGACTTATTCCAGCGCAGGAACTCATCAGCTGCGCCTTTGATGTCGCCAGCATTGAGTTTTTTCAGCAGGGTAGATGTTGATAGCGCACGAGAGCCGACGTTGTAGGCGAACGATACCAGGGCATCAAACTGATTCTGAGTCAGCTTCACCTTCACTAATTTCAGCACGTCATTTTCGTAGCTAACCAGCCCCGTCTTCAGCAGGCGATCGGCAGTAGACTGGTCAATGGTCATTCCAGGCTTGACAGGCTTACCATCAACAGGGAAGGTCCAGCCATAGCCAATAGTCCACGGAGCACCGCCAGTACCAGGGTCGGGGTACGCGGTTAACCTGCATCCCTCAAAGCTTTTAATCAGGGCAATCCCGTTCTGGCTAATTTGCATCATCGACTCCTGCTTTTCTGGCTGCAAATTTCTTAATCAGACTGCCGATCGAGTCGGTTCCGATGTAGCCAATGAACACACTGGCGATATAGGAGAGATTGCTGCTCAGGCCGGAAAAGTCGAGAAGGTCACGAACGAACCAGGCAATCATTGCGCACATTGCCGCATCGATTAATGTTTTAGCCATAGCGCCACCGTTATAACGGCCACGAAGGTAGGCCATAATAAAGGCCAGCATTGCGCCTATGCCCTGCTCCTTTGCTGCCAGCAGAGCGGCGATGAAATCTTGTTTATAGGGCAACTTCATAGCCTTACCCCCAGTATTGGGGATCTGTTCTGAGTTGATGAATGAACAAATCCGCACTACCTTGTTACCGTCTGATCAGACGATATGGGTCTTGGTCTTTGTTCGTGAGTTTGTGCACGGGCAAGATGGCAAGAGGCTGTTAGCGCAGTCTCTTGTCGCCCATTTTCACGAAGCCCGCCATTGAGCGGGTTTTCTTTTTTTAAAGCACACTACACCGTAGCCACAGAGTGTCAGCAGTGAGTTGATTGGGTCTGGTTGTTGGTTGGAGTGAGCTTTAAAAAACGGGCTGAGGTTGCAGCCCTAAGATAAGGGTAAGGTGTTGGCTCTATGGCCTGAATTTCCCAGCTGGCGGGATTGTTTGGTGGTTGGCCGCTACGTGCTGCTTAGCTCAGCGCCCTACAGGAAGGTTCTTTGGCTGAGTACCCATTACAGATCCTGTTCTAACTACAACAGGAAAGAGCACTGACGCGATGCCTATGTTAATTCATGGCGTCCCCGGGCTGATCGCCACCGCTCAATGCTCTTACCTGTTGTGCAGAAACGAAAAGCCCCGAGCGATTAAATCAGGGCCTCCCTTCAAATCCACCTTAACATCAGACGGATTTCTAGTGTTAGAGCAATGATATTCTAAAAAAGTGTAAAATGCAAGTAGCAATCGTAACCGGAATCAAAATTTGCTGGTAACTTTCGCCAAAGCATCATTTGCAAAACTCTCCTCCTTTTCAATATGGCTGATTAGCGCCTCATAAAACTGTTTCACTCCTCGCTTCCAGTTGTCTATGGTCAGCCCATCCGAGAGCATAGAAATCGCCCTGAATGCGTTAGTGGAAGGAATGCGCTCATAACCTCGCCCTGAACACTGCTTGCAGGATGAATAAACCGGAGCGCCCTGTAGGTCTGTTTTTTTCCTGTCCAGCGCAACACCTCTCCCCCTGCACTTAACGCACGATGTCGATATGACGCCTGCGCCATTGCATTTTTTGCAGAGTGATTCAGTCATCTCTACCGCCGTTGTTGCTGGAGTTTTCTCTCCGCAGCCTGGATGCTTAACCACAACCTCCTTTTTGCGCAGTACGCCGCGACCCTTGCAACATGGACACGTAACGCTGCTCGCCGCTGAGCGGCAATAGTCCTGATATGCAAAGGTTGCGAGTGTTTGCACCACTTTCCCTTTAACATTGGTTTCAAGTTTGCGTAAGGCTGCCACCTTGTCGCAATGCTTCATCCCATGCTGTACCAGTAACTGAGTAGCCTTCCGTTTGTCGTTATCGCTCAGGTTCATCTTGCCGCTGAAAGCACTGAACCCGAGCGGAGCGCGACTTTGCACCATACCGAAAGCCGCCATAACATCCGTGCCGCTCAATGCTTCGGTGGCGGTGGCGCGTGGAGAATCTGAGAGTTGAGGTGATTTTGGGGAGTGGAATTTAACAGTACTTTCAAGCCTCATTTGACCACCCTCCATAGCATTACGGGCCAAAATAACCCCGCCGTCAGCGCCACTTTAATCAGGTGAGTATTGATTCCTAGCTCCATCTGCCTTGTGTGAGACCACTCAGCCATCATCCCTGCCATAAACGAATAAAATACGAGAAATGCAGTCAGCATTCTGGCCCCCTGTATATGCGGTAAAACTGACGAAGAAGGATGTAGTTGTCTGGAAAGGTTCTTCCGCGGCGGAATAGCTGAAGGCGAATCCATCTGACTCGCAAGGCCTCTGTTATGCTTTCTGCCATTTCAGTGCGGCCTCCAAGTCACTTTGAGAAATGCGAGATAGCGATCGCCTCTCTCCTGGCGTTAACCTGTTTGCACCCATAAAGACAATGCCTGCAGGCGTCCTTACCGTGGCGACCCCCTTAGAGCGAAACATATTGAGGATGGTCAGTGTGTTTTCGGCACTCATGCTGCCTCCCCCATATGAACCACAATCCCCTCCTGATACCATTCAGGCAAAGTGAACTCGATACGCCCTACCTCACCTCCCGCTCTAAGCTCACGTAATCGCTTCAGTTCGCTTTTCATGTGCTTGTATAGCTCATCCATCTGCCATGGTTTTAATCGCACGGGAACGCATGCCAGACGCGCCACTCGCTCGATAGTCATCTCCCCGTAGACAATCTCCGCATGTGCGGTGAATTCGTAGGGGTCCTCCTCAAGCTTGCGATGACAACCTATGCAATGAGCGAAAGCGTTATAGGGATGGTATCGGGTTGATTTGTGTCGGCGTGATTTGAAGTGTGAACAGTGTAATTTGGCATGTTCGTGGTGGAATGTTCGACCGCAATAATCGCATTCCCAGTTTGTTCGCTCCCTGACTAGCTGGGAGAAAACGTCATCAAATTTATCGCGCTTTAACGCCATGTTTAGTCCTCGCTTTAACGCGCAACCAGCGTTTCGCCAGTAGCGGATATGTTGGGTCGTAGCTCTTTACTTCGGATGCCGTGGGGATCGGCTTAGGTTTGTTTCTGCTTCGTTTGGTGGGAGTGAATATCAGGCTGTCTAAAACTATTTGGGTGGGGCTTCTTCGCATCACTCGTTTTGCCTCCGCTGTAATTCCCGGTACTCACAACCATCTGGAATTGTCAGGCGCAATCCCTTCTGATGCGCCCACTGGTCAATGTCGGTGAGATATTTGTGCATCTCTCCGATATCCAGTCTCCGGGTTGATTTAACGTACCTGGTCATTCCTGAAATGGTTACCGGCTTGGCTGGGCAATACATATCCTTGAGCCACTCGTGAACCTCCTCATCGGAAAAGCGATCTGCACCGACAGCAGTCAGTTGCTCTGCTATTTCAGTGTTCCATTTCCAGAGGAGGCTGTTTTGTGGGAGCGAACGACGCTCGCGATACTCAGAGATTTTTATGCGCCAGCGTTTGCCGGTAGAGAGTATTTCTTTGAGAAGTGACCAGAGTTGAGCTTTATTCGTTTCGTGCAGGATGAACTCTTGCACTCATTACCTCCTGCGCGGCTTTGCGTTCTGCGGGGGATTTACTCATTCCTTACCCCTGATGTAATCGTGTTGAATGGGCATGCCACACCGGTTGGGTGATATCCATTACAGAGATAGCAGCGGTTAACGTTAGTTTTATGCGGATCATAATCATACTTAACGCGCTGATATTCTGGCTCTTCGAGAGCATCACGAAAAGCCACAGCGACAATCTTCCCGCCAAACACTTCCATGTGCGCATGTACCGTCGGCTCTTTACCATCTTCGAACTCAACTACGAAAGTTAGCTTCGACATCACTTCACCTCCTGTGGGGCGGCTGGCAGTGCCATCCAGTGGGTTACTTGCTCAACGCCAGAACCAGGCTTAACCGTCGCATCACCGCGCCGGAATGTGCTTCCTGTGTAGCGGGCGCTGCAGATTAGCGGCTCCACCAAGTCACTGTCGAAATTCACCGAAATGAGCACATCCTGGTTCTTATCCGGCATCCGCTCGCTTACCGGAATCCATGCCGGAATGATTTCAGGAATATTTTGCGGTGCGTTTTGTTGTCCGCCAGCCTTGGCCACTGGCATGTATTTCACGCCCCATGCATCGGATGGGTCATTCGCACCCATGATGAACTGCGGAGCAGTAAAATTTACTTGAAAGTCTTGCTGGTAATCGGTGCGAATCCAGCCAATGACTGAACTATCCGGAATTACCGGAGAGTTGCCAGCCTGGAGCATGGCGGCGCGGCGGTTTACCACCTCGATTAACGCCTCTTCGGCATCACCCAGGCAATCAGCGATACCGCGGCGATCGCCATCGAAGTCATTCATGTCGAGACGTATTCGAGCAACTTTCTGCAATGCTTCCAGCACATCTTCCGGCACTACCGGCTCTGGCTGCTCTTTGAATTCATCGGCGTATCGAATAACACGGTCAATTAATCGCTGAATCCATCGCTCTGTCTGGAAATTGAATTCCTCCCTGGATTCAGGGATGGCCATACCAAGAACCCCAAGGGCTTTATCCAGATTTTTAGGGATGAACTCGCTTTCTGCCATCGGCTGCTGCGCGTGGCGATAGAGCTTGTCACCTGGATGTAATCCCTCCACTGGTGCCGGGCCGTTGCTGATGTATCGGATGGCATAATCTTCGCAAACTTCAGCCACCGGCTCGCTGTCCATTGCGGCCAGCGCCATGCGGGCCAACTCTGCCGACTCATCCAGGGTTACGCAGGTGTCGTAATCGCGAATTTCTTCCAGGCGTTCTCTGGTTATGGTTAATTTGCTGGTCATTGGTTGGCTCCTTCGGTAACAGGCATAAACGACAAGTCAGCAAAGAACTCACCAAACCCAAAGCAGACTGAATAGGCCAGGCGACCGTGAGGCTTGTA